ACTAAGCGAGCAAACTCTTTCTTCTCAAAAGTTGTAACAGCCTCAGCCCACCGAGGGTGTAGACCAACAACATTTTTAATTCTCTTAGCCGTTGCTCTGTAATCCATACCTTCGTTGAAAGCGTCAATAATTGCTTTACGGATAGAGTCTCGGGTAACTGCGTCAATAAAGGTAACCAGTTCTCCAGCGCGTCTTTGAGCAAAGGCTAAAGAGTTTGGATTTGTTTTATTAAATGACATTGTGAATTCAACCTTAGGAGGCTTAGGTTTTGCCCAATCAGGAATCTGTGTGAACTCCATGTTAGCCATAGGTCTTTTATTAGCAATAGGAACTGGCTTAGGTGAGAAAGATGGTAAGGCTAACTTGGGGGCGATACTCTTAATTTGTTTGATGGCATCTTTACCGCCAATCTCAATAGAGGCGATGAGTGTCTCTTGAATCCTTTTCTGATTGGCAATAGTTATTGTTTGCAGTAAGCGCTCTAAAGTTTCGGGATTCATGTTGCGAAGCAAAGCCTCAAGTTGGCGCATAGATATTTTATCCGTGGCTCGTTGAATAGATTCGTAAAGTGTACGAGCAAGTTCTTGTTCTTGAGGTGTCAGCGGAACTCTTTTGTTTCGCGCCTTCTCAAATGGATGAACGAAATGTAATGCCATTGCTAACCAACTTCAGGGGGTTGCGGAGCCTCCGTAGTTGGAGCAGGTGGTAATTCTTCCTCGCCCGATGTCGCTGGTTCTTCAGGCATAGGAGGCATCCCTGCGCCCTCAGGCATAGGAGGCATACCAAAATTCTGTCCATCATGTTCAGCAGGTGGTAATCCAGCCAAGTCGCGTAGATACTCTTCCAACTTAGGGTCAGGAACTATTGCGCCTGTTTGTACCAAGTTGCCTACGAATCCAGCAATCTCATTCAAATCAACATGGCTTACTTCGCCATAAGTTAGATAAGGAGCGCGGGATACATCCATGCCATTAAGTTTTAATAAGCGAGGAATAGCGTGTTGGTTCATAACCTCAGCGATATTTTTAGCGATTGAATCAACTGACATTGACCATAAATCCATCTTGGAAGTTCCAAGGGCATAGGAGCCAACTCGGTCAGAGCCAAGAAGAATAAAGTCAGAAAGGATTGACATTGCGATTCTTTGGTCATAGCGCTGGATAACTTTGTCTGTATCAAACTGACGAGAACCGCCTGAAGATAAAAGAACTAAATCAAATACTTTGTGTCCTTGGTCATCGTACATAGAGGGCATAACAATTCCCTCTTGCTCATTACGCTTAATTGAGGTGACGATATTTTGGATTGATGCGAGAACTGAGGCTTGCTCCGCTGTTGCTGTTGATGAAAGAAACTCAGGTGGTACATAAGCAACTGGCAAACCTGCTAAGTCACGCTCGATACCGATTGCTTCAATCTCTTCAATACGGCGCTTGAAGTACCAAGAGCGGTAAGCGTTACGAAGGATAGAGCGACCTTCAGGGTTATTCTTTTGTGAACTGGTACGGAATAGCAAAGCCTTCTCGATTGGAATTTCATGGATACCGCCCGAGGATGGGTCTACTTGAACCATTCCTTGAATACCGCCATCTTCATCCATCATCCATCGGAATAAAGTTTCTTGGGCGCGAATAGGCATCTTGCGCCAACCAATACGACCATCATTAAATTTAGATTTACGCTGTGGGTTTTTACTGTCACCCTCGCGGATTTTGTAAACAATTTCGTGGAATGAGAAACCAAAGACCAACATTGAAAGCATCTGAGATAGAGCAGAGTCCCAAGACTCACTCATATCATGGAGACAAGATTCTACGAACGCGGCGACTTCTTTATCCTCTTTAGTAATTTCTCCATCTTCGGAATTATCTGAGTAAGGGTCGATGCGCCATTCAAGGCGAGTAACAACTTTTTCGATTGCATATAACATTGAGCCAATGGTCGGGTCGTTATCCGCCATCTCTCGATAGATTCTTGCTCCGCGTAATCCACGGAGATTAACTAAAAATTCTTCAAAGACTGTTCCACCTGAACGGCGTAAACCAGTAGAACCTAACTCTTGTAAATCGGGTGTTATCTTCTCAGCCATTTAACCCTCTACTCTTTGGTCGCTAGTCCTACGACAATAGCGATTGCTTGTTCTTGGTTAAATCCCGCATTTACCAACTCTGAATAAATTTCATGAGTTTGGATAGCGAAAGCCCCCAAAATGGACACGACTCCCTCACTATTAGGTGAGAGGTTATCGTACACCCGTAGATTATACCTCGAGCAAAATTTAGGCTTTTAGTATTCGTCTAAGACTAACTCAAAAGAATTTAATCTTTTGGATGTTAAATCATTGAAAGACTTCAAAGCCAATTCTCTATCTCCGACTTGAGCAAAGAGACGATTCTCTAACTCAACGCCATGAACATCAAAACGGCGGAAGTATATGTGATAAGGCAAAGACTGTTGTGAAATACTCATCTCAATTTCGACATACTCTTTGTGAGCAATCTCTTTTGAAACATACGGCTTACCGCTGGAATCAACAACAACTTTTGAGCCTTGTAATTTCTCCGTAAAGAAATCAACCCATATTGCCATTTACAACCCCTTTCAGGAATTTATCAACCCCATGATACTACATCAGGGTTAGAAAGGAAACGACTCAGGAACCTCGGGTTCCTTCTTCCAAGTAGGAGCGCTCCAAGGGTCAATCTGAGTATCTCCGTCAGAATTACGGCGGACATCGACCACATTGACTACATGGCGTTTCAAATCAACACCGACATTAAAAGCGGTCACGCCCATCTTGCCCTTTTTCTCACCCGTGGTCTTATCGTCCCAAGATTCCCAAACTGCTGTGCCTTGGATAATTACGCCCATTCCCTTTTTCAAAGAATCGCAAACATTCTCCGCTAATTTATTCCAGCATTTAATTGACCATGGAGTGACATCGATATTTTCCCAAGTGCCATCAGGTTTCTTTTGTGACTTAGACGAAATGATTGTGAAGGTTGCCATTGCTTTACCGTTGGGAGTAAAGCGCAACTCAGGGTCACTCGCTAAGTTTCCTGCTATTGCTATTGCCGTCATGATGTCTGCCTCTCGTTAGTTATTGATTTCATGATTTTCTTCAATTAGTTCCTCTCCCACAATTAAGCGATAAGGGGAAGAGTTATCTAACTTAGCCAAAATTCTGCCGTTGCGCCATACCTTACCCGCCGCTACCCCATCAAAAAAATTAGCCTTAGGCTGTATCAAAGATTCACACTCTTGCCAAAAAATACATCGAGAACAATGGCTAAGTGCTGGTTGCGCTAAATCTAAATTAGTTTGGTCAAAGAGCCAAGGGTCGGCATTGCGACACGGTGCCTTAGTAATAAATGAACCCATATTGAAATTTTACCGCTTTGAATCTTCATTGTTATCTATCTTAGGGTTTGGGAGTGTCGCCCAATCCCCGTAGCGCTCGCGTATTAGTTTATTAAGTAAATCAATTCTTTCTTTTTCACTCATTGGTCGGTTTGTCTCTGAGTCCGACATCATCATTCCCTTCCCAACTTTTCAACGCATGATGAACTAATCCAAGGTGACGCCAATCAGGATTTTGGTCGTCTGCAAGAGTGAGAGTCCAGTAATCCTTATCGCCCTCGCCCATCCATTCAGATACGAGAACCCACCCTGTACAAATTGCTGGCTCAATAAAAGCGATGCGCCCGATTTCGGCGAGCGCATCGTCTATTACTGAAGGTTTTTTCTGCTCTTCATTTCCCATTTAGGGAGGTTAATACCAAAAATTTCTTTCCCAAAACCGCCACGCCGAACATGGGCTGGAATATCTATGTTCGATATAGACCAAGCCACGCCTTACTTGCTCCTCGACTGTTAGGTCAGGGTCAAGTCCGAGTATCTGTGGGATACCACCAGCATTGAGTTTGTTTCCATTTTGGTAGACGGGTGTTTTATTGTAGGCATCGGGACGCCAATTTGACTCTTTAGTCCATAGCGAGAGGAGACATTCCCATTGAGCGGGAGTGTCCCAACCGTAAGCAAAGAGACGCGCTTTAGCGAACTCTTTAGATGCTTCAGGTGTGCGTTCGACCAGTATTGGTTTCATGATTACTTCAACCGCTCGCGCTGGTGCGTCAGGCGGAATATGTAGTGGATTTATGAATACAAATCCGATAATAAAAAGTGCGACTGGAATAGGTTTTGAAATAACTCTTTCATAGAATCGCATATTCCTCCATAGTTAGGAGTGAACATTTGTTCGCTACTGGATGTAGCGCTCTTCTGTTGTCGGTATCTGACCGACCTCACTTTGGCGAGTAGGTGTTTTGCGAACCTGTTAAAAGGGTACATCATGAAGATGAATGAGTGTCAATAGGGCGCTCGGTGGCGGAGCGATGAGAGTCACGCTAGAGAGAGGACGGACGCGTGACAGGCGCTACTACGCCACCGAACTATTGGGTACCCAAGCGGAATGATACCCCACGCATAATCAAGAAAGGTAATAAAGTGATTATGCGGTTCATCCCGCCAATCTAAGAAGAGACTGACGGGATGAATTCTGTTAGTTAATCCAACCTACTTCCAGCGCTTGCTTCGATTCCGTACTTTCCAAGAACCTCAGCGAAGGCTTGAGCGAAAGCATATTTACGGTCTACGCTCTGTCCGAACTCTCGAACCCAAATTTCGTAACCGCCGTAATAACCTTTGCTACCGATGCCTTGAGCCTTTAACCAATTCACAAAGGCACCTCTCGCTGGAGAGATATTCACCCAAGCGAATCCGCAAAGACCGTCAAGGATGTAGGTTTTTTTCTTGAAATCAATATCGCTCCCAAGTGGAGTAGTTGGTGAACCAACTACGAACTTTGGAGTGTCGGCATCTTTGCCAGCCAAAAGACCAGCCTCATAAGCCTCGCTATAAATCTTCTTGCATTGAGTTTTTGTAAGTGCCTTTTTCTTTACATCAGCGGTCTGCTCTTCAGCCCACTTTTCAATCAGAACTTTTTCTAACTGAGTCATGTGTCCTCCTCTCGGACAATTCCAAGTATACCCTACTGGGGTTTAGAATTCAAATTGAAGGCTTCCGCTCTCTTTCGGGCGCGTCTCTTTTCAGCCTGTTCTTGGAGCGCTTTCTCCATCTGTTGCCTACGCAAAGCCCGTAAAGAGGCTTCAGAGACCCGTAGAGCCTTTTTCCGTCTTAACCAAGGTAGAAGTATCACTAGAACCACCTACCGCTCTCTATTGACCCTACAACCCCGAAAATAAGCAAGATTCCAGCAAGGAACACGGAAGCCTCAAGATTCTCAGCCCATCGGCGACCCTTACGGGTTAATCTGATTCCCTTCTTGCGTAATCGGGTTTCGATATACCCGACTTCTTCATTTATGGTTTTCATGCTGTCCTCTCTTTGATTGGTCGAACTAATCCGTATGCTTGAAGTGAAGCATCGGCTTCGCACTTAAAGCAATACGGTTTACCTTGGATAAAGGTAATTCTAAACTCGCTACCACATAGATAACATTTCATAGTATTACTACCTCCGATTCATTCCGTCCATTAAATACCGAGATAATGTCTCGCTTTGGAACTCTCTTTTCAAGCACCTTGCCTTGTTTGCTAAATCGTGTTGCAAACCATTGGGCGGTTTTTTTACTGGTCGTCCATGAGATTCCATTTTTGTTTTGCCCAACTTGATAGCCTCGATAAACTGTTACCTCATCAGGTAAGGCTTCATAGACTTTTCTCTCTTCTTCGTCCATGAGATATTCACGATGACTTCTTTTGGAAGAGAATAATTTTTTGTACTGGCTGAGATAAGCCCACGCATTTTCGGTATCGGTATAAATCGAGGAGAGCAACTCCCAGTATTCTTTATCGGTAAGCAATGATTGAATCTCACTAAAGGCTTCGAGACGATATGGGCGCTCATGTAGGAATATAAACGAACTGTAATTTTTTTTCTCTAAGGCTTCGGCTACATATTTCTTTTTTGCCTCGTATTGATAATTGGCTTGACCCCCTGAGAAGAAAGGCACTTGATAAACCAACGGGTGACGCAACATCGGAAACGATGACTCTTCAAGATATGGAAGTAGGTCAGGATGAAGTGGCTCATTCTGTTTTTTGATTGCTTCGAAAAGTAACGCATAATCTTCAGGCGCTACTGCGAAATCAGGCTTGCTCATTAGTCCCTCCTCTTCTTCAACTTATTTTCCAGTATTTTCAACTGCTGGTCAAATGACACGCCGTTCTTCTCCGCAAGATTTTGAACAATCAATCTCAAGGCTTCAACTGTGTAATCTTCTCTAGGAGAATGTTTGCTCCATGCTGTTTCGTTTAACCAGTAAGTCACCGCGCTTCTCTCGGTTTTAATCCATTCGTATGAAATCTTTCCGTCTTTGTAGATAGAGCGGATAATCTTTAGAGGCTCACCGCTCTTT